AGCTGATCCTGAATATGAAAAACGTGGGTATGAACAAGTAAAAGAAGAAGTTGATGAGAACCCAATGGAAGTTCCTATTAGTGTTCGTTCATTATATGCAAAGACTTATGGTAAACATGCTAAAACTATAAGACATTCTGATGAAGCAAAACAAAAAGCATATTCAGAAGTTGAGAAGAAGCATGGAAAAGATATGATGAATCGTTTAAAAAATTATCATAATAAAAACATGCAGGAATCAAAAACAGCATCGATTGCACGTGGTATTCTTATGCGTAAACTTGATACAATGAAATTAATCAAAGCATCAAAACCTGTGCAACCAAAAATGCCAGCAAATCCAACACCACCATTTACACCTGACCCTCCAAAAAGTAATCTTGGCGTAACTGTTGGTAAAAGACCTGCTGGTATGTCTGTTGCAAAACATTTAGCTAAAACTGCGATTAGAAATCAGATGAAAACTGAAGCTGTTTCAAAAAAAGCAGAAATCGTTAAAAAAGCTGCTAAAAAAGGTAAAGAAAAGTTTATAGCTGACCCTGTTATTACACAAACTTATGTAAAAACAGAGAATAACTGATAACATAAATAATCAATAACAATAATTAGGAGAAACACAATGTCTCTATGGTCAAATACTGACGCTAACACAAGTGTGCCAAAATTCGCACCATCTTTGGTAAATCTTACAAATACACAAGCTAATTCAAATCTTTTGTATGGTAACACAACAACAAGCGCATTTATTACAGGTGCAAACGTTGGTGTATTTGGTGTTGATACAAATGAAATGGCAAACACCGCTGCAAGTAGCGTAGCAAGTCGTCCTGCACATGCGGGTTGGGTAATCAGAACTGGTGGCACAGGTGGTCGTGCTGGTCGTGTTCAAACTGAAGTTCTTGTTGCTATGGGTTCAATGACAGGTGACGGTTCTGCTTCAGCAAACGATGACGTAATCTATCAAGATACTGCAAATTAATTTTGAAAAATATTCATAGGGTGTTTCGGCATCCTATGAATTATTATGATTTGATTGAATAAATGAATCCATTTGATGATTTGAATAATGAAAATTTCTTGTTATATGCAACAAAAGCATATGAGAAGCCAAATTGTATCATGAGCGAATTTATTGAAGATATGAAGCGATTTAATTACATAAAAAGATTATTTCGTAGATATCGTAAATATGGTGAAACTAAAGAAAGATTGGTTTTAAATCATCTTATGGTTTTATATAATGTGTTTGGACCAGAAGCAGTTTCAAGATTGTTATTTTTTAGAATGTCGAATGAAGATTATTCAGTATTAAAAACGTATATGATATTTTTAAACATTATGCCGGAAAGAATCCGAGGTATTAAAGGAAATGACATAATATCGTCAGACATTCCTGTTGACATGAAAATAGCAAATATACTCAGGGAAATAAAATGAAGCAAAAGCTAAAAGAAGATGGTATTGCAGTAGTTCCAGCAAACAACGCAGGACAAGGTAATATTGCTGGAATTGGTGTAGGTAAACAAGGTGAACCTGGTATTAATAAAAAGAAAAAGCTAACACCTTTTATGGGATTTATTCGCAGAAAGGCACCTAATTAATGTGGATACTGAGTTTTATTCCTTCAGAGTTATTACAAAAAGTAATTCATGGTATTGTAATATTCTCAATTCTTCTTTATGTTGGTGCATATTTTCTTGTTAGACCCTATTCGGATTTAGCTAAATTTGTTGCAATGGTATTATTAGCAGCAGGTTTATATTTTGAAGGTGGTTATTTTGTTGAAAAACAGTGGCGTGATAAAGTCGAAGAATATAAACAAAAAGTAAAAGAAGCCGAAGAAAAATCTGAGAAAGTAAATACAGTCATTCAAACTAAGTATGTTGAAAAGATAAAATATATTGATAGAGTAAAGGAAGGCAATGTTCAAATCGTTGAAAAAATTGTTACAAAATATGATAATCTTTGCACTTTGTCTAATGCTGCAATCGTGCTCCACAACAGTGCCAGTCAAAATGTCTTGGCCCCAAGTTCCGGAACAGCTATTGAAGGAACCTCCAATGTTAAAGCCAGTGAACTCATCGGAACAGTCGTTGACAACTACTCAACCTACTACAAAGTAAAAGAGCAATTAACTGGTTGGCAAGAATGGTATAAAGAACAAAAGAAAATTTATGAGAGTGTAAAATGAAATCATTCGGTATTTTTATTCTTGAAGAAAGAGATTCTTTTGAATATCATTTAAATAAATTACATAAAACAGAAAAATCAATTCAAAATCATGTGAAGCGTGGTGGACATGCGAATACACAAAAGGGATATGAATTGATAGATAGATATGATAATCATCTAAAACAAATAAAACAAAAACATTATGATGATTGGAAATCTCACTGTAAAACAAAAAATATAGACCCTTTACATAGTGGAATTGATTTATATGCTTAAATTTATAATCACAGCATTTGCATTAATAAGCATTTCTGGTTGTTCAGTTATTCAACCATTTATTGATAGATTCATGATTGCACCATATGATAATAATGAATATGGTATTGTCAATAAAATAAGAACAACAGCACAGTTATCAAAAAAAGATTGCACCGATAAAAGTGTAATGAAAAATAATTCAGAATCTATTTTTTATTCAGCCAGTGAACTAAAAAATTTCAGTCAATATCTTCCTAAAAATGACCAGACATTAAAACCTGTTTCACAACTATATACGATGGCTGAAGAATTGCATAAGAGATATCAAGCAGAAGGTAATGTGAGCAAAACATATTGTGAATTGAAACTAACATCAATCGAAGAATCATCTGAAATGATTCAAAAAGCAATAGGAAAGAGACCACGTCCATGACTATAGAACAATTAGCACTTCAAGCACAACAACTTCAGGCAGATTTACAAGCTGGTAATATATCAAATGATGAATATAAAGAACTTGTTGCAAATATTGGTTTGATGCAAGCAATACAAAGTGAAACTGCACAATTAGAAGAAAATATCATGTATCGTGATATTATTGTCAATGCAATCAATCTAGCATCTGCTCTAGCATAAAGGATAATAATATGGAATTGACTTTACAACAATTAAAACTGCTTCTACCTAAAAATCCATATGTTGAAAATTGGCATCACGCTCTTTCAATATTATTACCTGATTATGAAATTAATACAGCAAAACGAATTGCTGGTTTTATAGCACAATGCGCTCATGAATCTGGTGGATTTTTGTTTCTCAAAGAAAATCTCAATTATAAAGCAGAAACATTAACAAGAATTTGGCCAAAATATTTTCCACCTGATGTAGCAAGAGATTATGCATCACGCCCTAATAAACAAGAAGCAATCGCAAATCGCGCATATGCCAATTGTATGGGTAATGGTGATGAAGCATCAGGTGACGGTTACAGATTTTGTGGACGTGGTTTAATTCAATTAACTGGTCGAACAAACTATTCTTTCTTTGCAGGTTCATTGAATATATCTGTCGAAGAAGCGTCCGAATATCTACAGACATTTGAGGGTGCTGCACAATCAGCATGTTGGTTTTGGGAAACAAATAATCTAAACAAATACGCAGACAATGATGATATCGTTGGTATGACAAAAGTTATCAATGGTGGCACATTGGGTATTGAGGACCGTAAAAAACATTATGAACATGCGCTTCATATATTAGGTGCTTAAATGACTGACCATAAATTAGCAAAAGGTCTTTTTATACTATTGCTTATACCCGTGGGACTGGCAACATGCAGCGGAGACAGATTCCGTTATCCATGTCAAGACCCTGAAAATTGGAATAAACAAATGTGTCAACTTCCATATTGTGATGTGACAAGAACATGTCCTGAACAGATTTTCAAAGGACAACGTGACCCAAGACAAGGTCCACCACCACCTGAAAATAATAATATAACAAAAGGAATTCCACCAACAGGAGTGAATTGCAAATGAGCATACTTAATTTTGTCAAACAAGAAGAAAAAGAACAAGGATATATCTATACCGATGACCAACTGATGGCAAGGTTAAGATTTTTTATTGGTATATGTCTATCCCTAACATTAACTGGTATTGTATTCGTCGTATTATATTCTTTAATTTTCGTAACACAACCACTTAATGCTATTTCACCAATTGACCAGAAATTCTTTGAATTGATTGTTCCTATCGCAACATTTTTAACGGGAACATTGTCGGGTATTATGTTAGCTGGTAATGATAAAGAAGCACAAAAGATAGCATTACAAGCAGCAAATCGTCCAACACCTGTATCACCAGCACCAGTAACACCACAAACATCGGGTCCATCAAGCAGTTGGACACCAGCACCAATAGTGTCACTTTCAACATCAACACCTGTTGCAAGTTTTACACCACAAATTCTAACATCATCAACAGGTAAACCAATGCCTGTTCAACCACCTCAACCGGAGATTTAAATGAAAAAGATTCTAACTGCTGTTTTGTTTGCTTTTCTTGCAACATCTTTTAGTGTCCAAGCTGAGACAAAAAAAGTTTGCGTAAAAGACGAAAAAACCAAAAAAGAAACATGCAAAGTAATGAAAGTTCATGAAAAACTTGAAGGCACAAAAGTTCCTGAAAAGAAAAAATAATGACTAATAAGAACTTATCAGAAAGAATGGGTGTTGTAGAAACCAAAGTTGAAAATCTCAATGAAAAACTTGATGATTTAAAAGACCATGTTTGTGCATCAAAAGATGAATTAAAAACGCAATTGGAAAACATGGCAAAATCAGCCGAACAAGCACATGATGTTTTAACTGAAAAGATTACCGAATTAGAAAAAATAAAAGATAAATGGTTTTGGGTTTTAACGGGTGCTGTTGCTGCTATATCATGGGCAATTGGTCATTGGGGTCTATTAGTAAAGATGCTCGGAGAAGGTTGATTAAGAATGTGGAGTGATGTATAATGTTTATATGTCACTTCATATCGATATCAAATACGTCCGTCTTATTTCTTCCCGTTTAAGAAACTTTAAACAGAAGAATAATTACCTTTTCAATTTTTCCTGTCCTTTTTGTGGAGATTCTAAAAAGAAACTCACAAAGGCAAGAGGATATGTTTTCTGTAAAAAAGGTGGTTTATTTTATACTTGCCATAATTGTGGAATGGGAACAAATGCTGGTAACCTTATCAAACACATTGATGCATCATTACATAAAGAATACATCCTTGAACGATACAAAGCGGGTGAATCCGGTGTGTCCAATTTTAAAGCACCCACTTTTGATATCCCGTCACCAAAATTCGGAAAACTTCAAAAACAAAAAATCTTTGAACATGCAGAATGGTGTGACAAACTGCCAAGTGGACATTTCTGTTTAAATTATCTTGAAAACAGAAAAATACCCAAAGAACAGTATAAAAATCTACTGTTCGTCAATAAATACAAGACATTCATTGATACTCTGATTCCCAATCATGGTAAAGAATTATTAAACGATGCTCGTTTGGTTATTCCTTTTTATGATGAAAATGATGAATTAATTGCTATGTCTGGTAGAGCATTAGAAACAAGTGATTTTAAATTGAAATATATAACTGTTCGCATGAAAGAAAGTGAAAAGAAATTGATTTTTGGCATGAACACAGTCAACACAAAACTCCCCGTAAAAATCGTTGAAGGTCCAATCGATAGTATGTTCCTGAGTAATTGTATTGCATCAAGTGATTCAAATCTTGAAGGAACTGCAAAAGCAATTTATGCTGAAAATAAAATATTAATCTATGACAATGAAAAAAGAAATAAAGAAATTGTTGGATTGATGAAGAAAGCTATCAAACATGAAAACAATGTTGTTATTTGGCCAGATGATATTCCATATAAAGATATCAATGAAATGGTTCAAAACGGAATGACAGTAAAAGAAATTGAGAAAATAATTGAAGAAAACACATTTAGTGGATTGAATGCATTGACTAAATTTACATTTTGGAAAAAGGTATAATCATGAATAATTATGAATCACATGCATGGAAAGAATTTCGCGCTGCTGGTTGGACAGATGAAAATAATAATTTTAAAGATACTATGCAAGATATGATTTGTCGTCATGTCATAAAATTGTTAAATGCTTTTTATGGCGAAGGACATTCAGGTTCATCTGCACATTATACAATAGATTTGTTTGAAAAATTGGCCAAATTTCAACCAATTGCACCATTGACAGGTGAAGATGGTGAGTGGATGAATGTTGGAAATGATATGTGGCAAAATTTAAGATGTAGTAATGTTTTTAAAAATGATGCTGGTGAAGCATATGATGTTGATGGTATTATATTTTGGGAATGGGCTGGAACAAAAGATGACCAGTATAAATTATATTATACGAATAAAGAAAGTCACACAAAAGTAACATTCCCATATTATCCCAAGTCTGAATACAAGTATCGTAAATCTGAAGCTGAACCTGTATCACCAGACCAAACTGAAGAAGGAATTCTATAATGAAAGTTGAATTGATTAGTTACAGTCAGCAGCCCGAAGGTTGTCGTTGTGATGGTAAAAGTTTACAAGATATCATTGCATTTTGTGCAAGAGTATCAAATCCCAGTAATCAGAATAACACAGAAACAAATGAAAAATTGATTAGATATTTGTTGAAGAACAAGCACTGGAGTCCTATGGAAATGGCTTCTATTTGTTTGGAAATTACCACGACACGGGATATCGCAAGACAGATTTTAAGACACCGTTCATTTTCATTTCAAGAGTTTTCGCAGCGATATGCTGACCCAACAAAAGATTTGAAATTTGAAACAAAGGAAGCAAGACTACAAGACACCAAGAATCGTCAAAATAGTATTGTGACAGATAATCAAGAATTGAAAGATAATTGGCAAACTTATCAGCAAGAAATTATTCAAATTACCAAAAAAGCATATCAGTGGGCAATTGAACATGGTATTGCAAAAGAACAAGCACGTGCTGTATTACCCGAAGGTATGACAGAATCAAGATTGTATATGTCTGGAACAGTCAGGTCTTGGATTCACTACATAGATTTACGCAGCGGTAATGGAACACAAAAAGAACACCGTGATGTTGCTATTGATTGTGCAAAAGCAATTGAACCGATATTCCCCATGATTATGGAATTTGTTCATGAGTAATAATAATTTCTTGGAAATGATTCCTATATTTCCTACACCAATAGGATATATTAATTTTGGTGAACAGAGTAGAAATTTGAATCATCAATTGATTGCAGAAATTGAACAAGAAATGGCAACACACAAATCAGCAAGACGTAGTTTTTCTGGAAACGATTCTGCATGGCAATCTGATTGGGGCATGGAAACAAAATATCCAGGTTTTAGTCAATTACAGGAAATTTTCAAACAAGCTGTTACTGGAATATTAAAAACAGTGGACTTGAAAAAAGAATATCAGGATAAGATTCATGTGTATGGTCTATGGGCAAATGTCATAACGAAATCTGGTGGATGGTCACAACCACATATTCATGGTGATGGTGATGTTGTTTGGAGTGGTGTATATTATCCAAAAAGTGAAGGTAGTGAGAATATAAATCTTGATGAATTTGACCGCAGCAAATTGCTTACAGCATCTACAGTAGTATCTGAAGATGGTGTTTTGGTTTTACGTGACCCAGCTAAAGTAATAAAAAATTTAACTAAATCGAGATTGTTTGATAGTAAGTTATTCAATGGTGCTGATATATACATTCAACCACGCGAGGGGATGTTGATATTATTTCCAGCATCACTTGAGCATTTCGTAACACCACTTATAAATTTCAGGGAAAAAAGATATAGTATTTCATTTGTAGCAGACATAAAACAATAATAACGGAGAGAATATGGAAGATTTTGTGTATGGTATTAAGGTAGATTATTCGCGTGATAAATTATTTGATGAATTGGGTTTAAAGCGATTAAAAGAAAGTTATATGACGGATGATGAAAAATCACCGCAAGAAAGGTTTGCATATGTCTCGAAACAATTCAGTTCAAACAAAGAACACGCGCAAAGGTTATATGAATATAGTAGCAAACATTGGCTATCTTATAGCACACCTATTCTTAGTTTTGGTCGTAGTAAGCGTGGTTTTCCTATTTCTTGTTTTCTCCCTTATTTGGATGATAGTGCAGAGGGTCTTGTCAATACCCTTTCGGAAGTAAATTGGCTCTCAATGTTAGGAGGTGGAGTTGGAATCGGTATTGGTATTCGTGCTTCTGATGATAAGTCTGTTGGCGTTATTCCTCATCTTAGGACTTACGATGCTTCTTCTTTGGCTTATCGTCAAGGTCGCACTCGTCGTGGTTCCTATGCTGCTTATCTTGATATTTCTCATCCTGATATTCTCATTTTTTTAGAGATAAGAAAACCGACGGGTGACCAAAATATGCGTTGTTTGAATCTTCATCATGGTATTAATATCACTGATGATTTTATGGAAATTATTGAAAAATGCATGTTAGATTCAAACTATGATGATACATGGGAATTAAAAGACCCCCATTCAGGCGAAGTTCGTGATAAAGTATCTGCAAAAGAATTGTGGCAACGTATTCTTGAAATGCGTATGCACACTGGTGAACCTTATATTCATTTTATCGATGAATCAAATCGTAAGATGCCAGAATTTCAGAAAAAACTTGGACTGAAGATTCGCCAATCAAATCTTTGTTCTGAAATTATTTTGCCGACAGATAAAGAAAGAACTGCTGTATGTTGTCTATCGTCAGTCAATCTTGAATATTTTGACGATTGGAAATCTGATAAAATGTTCCTGCATGATGTTGCAGAAATGCTTGATAATGTATTGACATATTTTATCAAGAATGCACCTGATACAATTTCACGTGCAAAATATTCTGCAAAGCGCGAACGTTCAATTGGCGTAGGTGCATTGGGCTATCATGCATATTTGCAAAAGAACAATCTTGCATGGGAATCTGCGCTTGCAACATCAGCAAATATTCGTATATTTAAACATATCAGAAAACGTCTTGATGAAGCAAATATGAAATTGGGTGAAGAACGTGGTGAAGCACCCGATGCAAAAGGAACTGGTCGTAGATTTTCACATGTAATGTCGATTGCACCAAATGCATCATCGTCAATTATCATGGGTAATACATCACCAAGTATTGAGCCTTGGAGAGCAAATGCATACAGACAAGATACTTTGAGTGGCGCACATTTAAACAAAAACAAATTTCTGGATAAAATAATCAAGGAGAAATGCGATGCAGACAAGGAGTTGGACTACAATGAAATCTGGTCAAGTATCATTGCAAACGATGGTTCAGTCCAGCACTTGGAATTTCTTGATGCCGAAACACGTGAAATATACAAAACAGGAATGGAAATTGACCAAAGATGGATTGTGGACCATGCAGCTAGCCGACAAGATTACATTGACCAGTCGCAATCCCTTAATCTATTTTTCAGACCGGACGTAAATGTAAAATATCTTCATGCTGTTCATTTTCAAGCATGGAAACAGGGATTAAAAACACTTTATTATTGTCGTTCTGAAAAACTTGCAAAAGCAGATAAGGTTGCAAGAAAAATTGAAAGACATGTTATTGAAGAAATTGATTTGAAAAAATTGGCAAAAGATGATGATGTTTGCCTTGCGTGTGAGGGGTAAAAAATGAAAAAACTTATTTTAATTTTAATGATGTTTCTTGTAAATAATTCTTATGCTCAGATAAATGGTGCAGGTGCTACATTTCCATATCCATTATATTCAAAATGGTCAGATGAATATAAAAATAAAACTGGTATTATGATAAACTATCAATCAATAGGTTCTGGTGGTGGCATAAAACAAATTATTGCAAGAACAGTTGATTTTGGTGGAAGTGATGCCCCACTTGAATTAACACAATTAGAAAAGGAAGGTTTAATTCAATTTCCAATCGTAATGGGTGGAGTAGTTCCTGTTTTTAATCTGAAGCAATTTAAATCTGGTGATATTAAATTTACAAATAAAATTTTAGCTGACATATTTTTAGGTAAAATAACAAAATGGAATGCGCCTGAAATTGCTGAAATTAATAAAAATGTGAAATTACCTGATGAAAATATTACTGTAGTAACAAGGTCTGACGGTTCCGGAACATCATTTATTTTTACAAGTTATCTTTCAAAAGTAAATGATGAATGGAAAGAGAAGATTGGTGCTGCAACCTCCGTGAAATGGTCAACAGGAATTTCAGGAAAAGGAAATGAAGGTGTTTCGGCATATGTTCAAAAGATTAATGGTTCGATAGGTTATGTTGAATATGCTTATGCGCTTCAAAACAAAATGACATATATTCTACTAAAGAATAAAGATGGTAATTTTGTAGCACCTGATGATAAAACATTTTCAGCAGCAGCAGCAAATGCACAATGGGATAAAGCACCAGGTTATTATTTACTACTTGTTGACCAACCAGGTAAAGATAGTTGGCCAATTACAGGTGCAACGTTTATATTACTAAACACTAAAACAGAAAAGAAAAATATTACTGAAGTTCTCAAGTTTTTTTCATGGGCATATCAAAATGGTGATAAAACAGCATTAGATTTGGATTATGTCCCTATGCCAGATAAAATTAAAAACAAAATAATGTCTGAATGGAGAAAATATGGACTATAAAGAACAAAAAAGAATAATGCTTGAATATCTTCAGATGAAAATACTTCATGAAGATTGGCATGGAGTAGCGGATGCAGCTATGGACTTGAGAGAAATGGAAGCAAAAAATCAAAAAAAGAAAGACGATAAATGACCAGAAAAAAAATTAATTTAACAGAAGAAAGAACACATTATAAACCATTTTCATATCCTTGGGCATATGAAGCATGGTTAAAACATGAACAGTCCCACTGGATGCATACAGAAGTTCCGATGATTGAAGATGTTAAAGATTGGAAACAAAAATTAAATGAAAAAGAAAAATACTTCCTCACACAAATCTTCCGATTCTTTACCCAAGGAGATATTGATGTCGCTGGTGGTTATGTTCATAATTATTTGCCTTATTTCCCTCAGCCTGAGATAAGAATGATGCTTATGGGTTTTGCAGCACGTGAAGCATTACATATTGCTGCATATTCACATTTGATTGAAACTTTGGGTATGCCTGATTCGATGTATAATGAATTTATGCAATATAATGAAATGAAAGAAAAACATGATTATGTTTTGAATATATCACAACAAAATAGTAATAAACAAAATACAGCAAAACATATCGCAGTATTTTCGGCACTTACAGAAGGAATGCAGCTATTTTCTTCATTTATCATGTTGCTTAATTTCCCAAGACATGGTAAAATGAAGGGTATGGGTCAGATTGTTACCTGGTCAATTGTTGATGAAACGATGCATTGTGAAGGTATGACTAAGATGTTTAGGACTTACATAGAGGAGAACAAAGAAATATGGAATGATGAATTAAAAGGTGAGATATATACTATAGCAACACGCATGGTTGAATTAGAAGATAAATTTATTGACTTAGCCTTTACTATGGGTGAGATGGAAAATCTTACCGCGATTGATGTAAAGAATTATATTCGTTACATTACAGATAGGAGGTTGATTGGTCTAGGACTCAAGGGAATCTTCAAAGCGAAGAAGAACCCGCTGCCTTGGGTTGAAGAAATGATAAATGCACCGACACATACCAACTTTTTTGAAAATCGTGCCACTGACTATGCCAAGGGCGCACTTTCAGGTAGTTGGGAAGATGTTTGGAGCGAAGCGGCTTAAAACTTTTATAGGAGAAAATATGAAGAAAACTTTACTTATGTTATTGATGTTGGTATCTACTTCGGTATTGGCTGATGGTCTTTCTGGAAATGCAGGAATGGTTTCAGATTATCGTTTTCGTGGTATGAGCCAAACACAAAATTCACGTGCAATTCAGGGTGGTGTTGAATATGGCATGAAAGGATTTTATGTTGGAAATTGGAACAGTTCTGTCAGCACCGAACTTTATACCAATGGTTCTGGTCTAGAAAGTGACATCTATGGTGGTTATAAACTTGAAGTTGTTAAGGGTGTAACAGTTGATGTCGGAAGCTATAATTATTTCTATCAACGTGCAGCAACAGCAACAAACAAGAAATATGATACAAATGAATTGTATGCTGGTTTGACTGCTGGTCCTATTGGCGTAAAATATACACGTTCAATCAGTGATTACTTTGGTGTTGCAAACAGTGTTGGTTCGCAATATTTCCAAGCTGATGCAAATGTTCCAGTTCCTGGTATTGCAAATGTTACCTTGAACGGTCATGTAGGTCGCACAAAAGTAAATAGTCATGATGCATTAAATTACACGGACTATAAACTTGGTGCAACATACAGCTTGAAAGGTTGGGATTTGGGTGCACACTATTATACCAATAAAGCAATGGGTTCTGGTGTAGTAGCAGCAAATACAGTCGATGGTCAGCATCTATATAAAAATGCTGTCGTTCTATCTGTAGCAAAAGCATTCTAATACTTTTGTAGTTCTCTAAATAAGGAGAGGCGTAAAACCCTCTCCTTTTTTTATGGAGAACAGCATGTGGTTATATAATGATAAAGAATTTACATCTGAACAGATTGAAAATAATTACGGATTTGTTTATATCATTACAAATCTTGAAACAAATAAAAAGTATATCGGTAAAAAATTCTTTACCAAAGCAGGAACAAAACAAATAAAGGGTAAAAGAAAAAAGATTCGCAAGACAAGCGATTGGGAATCTTATTGGGGTTCAAATAAAACTTTATTGGAAGAAATTGAAAAGAACGGCACCGAGAAATATAAAAAAGAAATAATAAAATTGTGTATATCCCGAGGTGAATGTTCATATTGGGAAAGTTATTATATATTTACCTATCACGCTCTCCGAAGCGATTTATTCTATAACGAATGGGTCAGTTGCAAAATAAGAAAAAATCATCTGAAATTCTGATGCATTGCAACATAAATAAAAGTGTGATATAATAGTGTATCACACAAGGAGAGCCAAAATGGAACGCACGTTAAAATTTGTAAAGAAAGTAATCTCTGCAATACAGGAAGCCCGTCGTATGTATTCTGCTACACGTAACAAAACTTTTATTGTGAAATAGGAGATATTATGGAAACTATTACCGAAACGATGATTGACAGTGTTGGAACTGCAAAATCCAAATTTGCAAAAACATTTATTACCAATGAAGCAGTATTAAAGTCAGTGGACAGTTATATTGCCGCTGAAACTGCATTTGCAAAATCTGTTGTAAAATTCTTTGATGATGTTTATAAGACTGTGACTGTAAAAGTCAAGTAATGTTCCGATGGGAATTTTTCATAAATAAACAATATGAAGAATTCCCAAAAGAACAAAACTTTTTTGAAATTAAAATCATTTAATCCAGTATTAAAAAATAATTGGGTTATAAAATTTTCAACATATGATGACCATGTGTTACTTGTCATACTCTCAATGATGACAGGTCAGACAATAATTCGTTATTTTGATAATGAAGATGGTGCTGTCCAATTCATTAATTTTGTATTGCTTCAGGATGCCTCAGAAGATTTACCTTTTCTATAAAAATCAATAACTTACGAAATTGCTTGACAATATAGCATTACCGTGATATAATTATTATAAACTGACAGGAGATTTATTATGGCATTTGTTACAGTAGAAGTTGATATGTATGACATTGATGATGAAGATTTGATTGAAGAAATTGAACGCCGTAATTTAAATATTGCTACTTCCGATGATATAATCGAACAAGTAAATAATATTGCTGATGCCATTTGTTTGGGCAAAAAAGAAATTGTCAACAAACTTTTGGAAGATATGATTTGGAATGTTGCTGGACGAATTGTGGAAATTAAATGAGAAGGGGAATGATGGACGCCAAAAAAGACAAGTGCTGCGACGGCAGCGGACTGGCAGTCAACGAAAACTGCTGTGGGTTCCCCATGACCGCCCCCGCGCAGATGCCGAAGCCTGAAACGCGCGAAGTATGCACGGCTTGCGGTCATGTTGATGGGTATCATTTGCAAAAATGTAGAATTTCTGAATTGCAAGCGGAGGTAGAAAGGCTGACACAGTTATGCGCGAAACACTTTGAACGCGGCGCTGCGGAGAACCATCGCACCGAGTCCGCCGAGCGCAAGCTGGCCGAGGCGCTGGCGGCGTTGAGGGTCGGTATTCTTGGCAAACAGCCTTGCGATTACGGAAGTGATGCTGTTGCTCTGAAACGCCTTGCAGCAGAGGCTCAATCAGTTTTTGACGAGATGACGAAATGAAAAAACCATTTCCAGCACTATGTATGGACTGTAAACATTCTAAACCGGAAAAGGGTTCTGAATGGAACAATCGCTGTTTCCATCCAAAGGTTGTTGCAAGCGATTCTTGGGCATTGGCTAACAACAATGAAGGAATGCCATATGGCTCAAATTGTCGTGAGGAACGTCAGAAAATTTCATTCTTTGCTCCTTGTGGTGCAAAAGGTAAACTGTGGGAACCTAAGTGACACAAGATGATTTAAAAAATGCATTTAAACTTCAACATGACAGAATAGAAAAGGATACATGTGGAGCATATCTGTTGTTTTTCTATTATGTTCCTAAGAATGCATATTATCATTTCACAAATGTTAAACTAAAGCAACAAAACGGAAATAGAACAATAAGAGAATTTGAGAAATGGATGGCACCAGAATTTGAATTTGATGATAGTCATGTTGATAATTCAATTATTCCAAGATTCTCAAAAATACCCTCATTAAGTAATAAAAGATATTGGTATCCTATTTTAAGTGATGAAATTGATTTAAAGGCTTGTGGATTAAAATGAAATATACACTAATTAAACTATCATCGCCCGGTTGGGAAAAACAATTTGATACGGAAATTGATGTGCGAAATGAATTATATTCGCACGTTTGTTCATTGTGTCTTGAAGGTGATGAAACTGATTTGAATCAATATGGTTATGATTTGCCATTGAACGAGAATTCAACATTGGACGAATTGTTGGATTGCCCCTGTGGTTGTGAATTTATGGTAGAGGAAATAGAATGAGTGTATATACACCTGATGTTTGGGTTATTGTGAAGTTTTCGGGTAATAAAGTGCCCGACGGTGAATTGTATAAGGTTCTCGCTGGTTGGTTTGGTGGATATAATGGTGCCGATTCATGGAAACTGAATAGTGGTATTACCGAAATCTCACAAGATGATAATTTCTATTATGTTGATGGATATTCTGGTAGCACTTATGTTTGCCATAAAGATACTGAACGGACTAACATGATGACCCATGGTATTTTTCAACAATACAGTGAAGCATATAAACAAAATGGTCATGATGTTAAAATGGAAATTGTTCCCATTGAGACTATTTTGGATAAATTTAAATGAACAAACGAATTGAAGAATTACTCAAACAATCCGATGGTCTTGTTATTAATAAAATGATGACAGGTCGCAAGCAATATGTTTTTCTTGAAGATGATTTTATAAAATTTACTGAATTGATTGTTCATGATTGTGTTAAAATTGCTGAATTGAAAGAACAAGGATATAATGAATATGAATCTGATGTTAGTGTTGGATGGTATATAAAAGAACATTTCGGGATTAAATAATGAACGAAAAAATCAAAAATTTGGTTGAACAATGCACGACGGTAGAACATGGTGTCATTCAACCTAGGTCGCGTGGTGATGTATATCATTTTGACATAGAAAAATTTGCCGAGTTGATTGTGCATGAATGTTGTGAACAGTTAATCAAGCAAGGTAATGACTGGGAACAGTTTAGTCGCAACCCGGCGCCAGGTCAAGAAAACAACGCCTATGCCGCATTGTTTGCTGCATATCGTCTAAAAGAAGATGCTGTATTTGAATTGAAAGAACATTTCGGAATTAAATAATGGGAACTAATTATTACGTTGCAAAAAATCTATGTGAATGCTGCAATAGATATGATACTGAATATCATATTGGCAAATCATCGGGTGGATGGGCATTTTCATTTCAAGGTTATCCGTGGGCAAAACTAACTTCATGGAAAGCATGGAAAGAATTTCTCAAAAATGAAATTATCATGGATGAATATGGTCAGCCTATGGACTATGATGCATTTGTTCATATGGTTGAAACATATAAAAGTCCAAATTATGTGAATGAAAATGGACATAAAAATCTACTACATAATAGTGAGGGCAAAAAAGCACCTCGACCATATTTTAATCCAGATAGAGATTGGGATGATGAAGATGGCTATTCTTTTACAACGACTGAATTTTCATAATTAAGGAAATATAAAATGGCACAAAACACACAAATTAAACGTGATATTTTTACTGTAAGAATTGTTTATAAGTCAGGTTATACTCACGATTTTGATGTTTATGATTTTAAAAAAGAAGGGCGCAGGATTGAATATGAAACTGCTGACCCTGTGAAACGTCCACTCGAATTGGGTAGTGAAGAAATCGCTGCTATCTGGCAAATTGGACATAAACCTGCTCAAGCTAATTCTGGTGGTTCTAGCGGAAAAGTAAAAGCAAAAGAAGAAACAAATGGCGGAGAAACCACAGAAAAGTAACACACCATTGACCGATAAAGAGGAACGATTCTTTTACTATGAAGTTCCTCGCGTGTCAACGGATTATCTACGAACACAAAGACCCGGAAAAGATAGAGAGGGTTTTGTGTCTAGTAAATTTGCAAGAAAACTTGAAATCGAATTAAATCTATTGAGAGAAAAAAATGGAAAATGAAATTGATATGGAAAAGTTTAGCAAAGTGATTGAAGAAACAGATGAATTCATTGCAAATTTGGCCATAAACAATGAACATTTTAAGGTCACCGAATTGACTGCTATTGTTTTGTCGAGATTGGTTGTTGTAAATGATTATATGGAATGCACCGAATCTTTTAATCAATTACTAAAACACATATTGAATAGAACACCTGAATTTAATTCAAATACTTCGATTTTGCACTAACAATATCAATGAAAAAAAAGATTGAAAAGAAAAAACTGACCAAACGCCAAGAATTGATTCGTCGGCGTAGGGCCCAGATGTTGGTCCATTCGTGCCTTTATTATGAAATGGATGCCACAATTATTAGCGATGATACCTGGCAAAAATGGGCAGATGAATTAGAACAATTGCAATCAAAAAATCCTAAAGATTGCAATATTGATTTTTTTGATTATGAATTTCGTGATTGGACTGGTGCTACTGGTTCACATTTGCCACATCGTCAGCCTTGGGTTTATTCTATGGCCCAGAAGATTTTAAATTACCATGAAAAAATTTCAAAATGAAAGATATTGAAAAAGAACGATTCGATAAATTGACAGGCGAGTGGAAACATTATTGTCCCGATTGGGATTTTATGGCAATCGATGAAACTTGTCCGGAATATGATGCCTGCACTTGTGATTTGAGAATTGAAAAACCAAAAGATGAATGTATCTGTAAAGGAAATTGGCGTTTGCTTGTTTCTGAATGTGAGAATCTTTTAGATAAGATTTATATTGATGAAAATGGTAAAGAGAATATCTTTTTTGGTCTAGTGCATGGTTCTGATGATTATTATTATGGTCTGATTAATAGAGAAAACAAGAATTTAAAATTAATATCCTGCGTCATGAGTTTGGAATCTGTAGGATACAAATTAAAAGATGGGCCGTCCAGTATATCGTAAAAAAATATGTCCCGTTTGCGGTAAAGAACATCGCAATCAAAAGACATATTGTTCTGGTGCATGTCGTAATGCTGGACGTGGTGTAACGCAAAGACAGCGTGACAATATGCGCGAAGTATCAAACGAATATCATGATACACCCGAAGGTATTGCACATTTAAAATTACGTGGTAAAACTTTCAAGAAAAATCAAAAATTAGAACAAGATAACAAACCTTTGATAGAACAAAATGCAGAAGATTATGCAATTGAAATACCAACAGTAACAGATATTCATGATTATGATGATTTTCTAACGAATTTTGACAAAGCGGAGAAATGGTAATGGACAATTTTGATAAGATTTTTATTTTTTATGTTGTTATGGCTGTTTTGACATTTGGTTATGCCGCAAATGCTGAATTTTATGATGGAGAAACTCGTAATCTTATGGGTTATCAGGAAGTCCGTGTAACTGCTGGAGATAGAATACTGATTGGAATGTTAAGCGGTATGGTTTGGCCTCTGTATGTTACATATAAAGCATTTCATTTTGTTCGCCCAGAAAAACCTAAACAAAATCAATAACTTACAAATTGATTGACAAATAAGCTATTATTTGTTAGAATTGTTCCATAATGATGAATGGAGTAATTCGATGAAGCAAGAATTTCTAAAAGAATTTAAAGCCCTGTTGGAAAAATACAATGTGGGTATCAGTTTTAGTGTAAGTGATTGTTCCGATACTTATGGTCTATCTGATGAAAAATTGGTAGTTTATCATAGAGAACCAAAAACATATCATACCGAAACATGGCTTGAAGTCGATGGCTGGGCTCTTGACAAAAACGACATTGAGTGAGATAATGGACAAAATAAATCAGATTCTTGATGACCTCGCGGTCGATGAAATTTTTGTAGAGACCGAACAACAATACGAACAATTTATGGACACATTGTTTGCAGAATATGATATGCAAATGTATGCTGCGAATTCGTATGATTTGGATTCCCAATTTTATGGAGAATATGAATGAGTTATAAAATGGCATTGGAAGCCGCTGGCGCTGAAGTATTGGAATTTCAACGATTTGGTTCCTATCAAGGTGACTGGTGGGCTAAAGTAAAATATGAAAATGAAACGTTTTGGGTATGGGGTTCATTTGGTTCATGTTCATACTGTGATGGATTTGAGCGTGAATTTGGATATAATAATCATGGAGAATGTGACGAACACCCATATGATTTTCAAGAATCATGTGATGCATGTAAATTGAAAGCAGAAGATTATCAGAATCGGTTGAAAGATTTTGGTAAAACATATCTTGAATGTGGTTATTCTCAAGCCGAAGCGGAAGAAAATGCATCTAGGAATTTTGATTGGGATTCCGATGCTGAGTATATGGTAAAATTTATTAAAGAACATGCGATTGAATAATGAATAAAATACAAGTAGTTTCGGACCTTCATCTTGAATTTGGTGACCTTAAATTGCCCGGTGGTGATTTGCTGATTATCGCGGGCGATTTGATTGAAGCCCGAACGTATCTTGGTGAATTTCATTCGACCCGATTGGAAGGCGAAGCTACAAATAGATTTCTAAAGTTTTTTCAAAACGAACTTGCAAAATATAAACAGGTTCTTTATATTCTTGGTAATCATGAATTTTACAATGGCAAAATTGAAACGATAACTGAAATTTATCCGCAGACATTGCCAAAAAATGTAAAAGTTTTAAATCGTGATACTTTTGAATATGGTGACTATCTTTTTGTTGGTGCTACTCTTTGGACTGATTGTAATAAAGGCGATTGGTTTACAATACAAAATCTGAAGCAAAATATGGCTGATTTTTCGATTATTCGGTATAATGAAAAACGATTTCTGCCTGAGGATTCGGTTGAATTGCACAAAAAAGATTTGGACTACATTCAAACGATTGTGAACCAAAATAAAGATAAAAAGATTTTTGTAATCACGCATCATACGCCATCGTTTAAAAGCTGCCATGCGAAATACAATGGTAAAATGATAAATGGTGCTTTTCATAGTGAATTGTCGGAATTTATTCTTGATAATCCAAATATCAAGTATTGGGCGCACGGACATACCCATGACCCATTTGATTATGAAATTGGGGAATGCCGTGTTATCTGTAATCCTAGAGGATATTATCCATATGAAAATTCGATGAAATATAAACCACTTGACATATGAAAAAGCAAAAGTTTGGATTAGGTTCTGGAGTTTATAGCGATAATGATATTTCACGCGATATTTCCCATGGAGTAAAAAAATCTCATTTTAACGTTACCAAATTGAATAATGCATGGAGAAAAGCAAAAAAGGAAAATCCTGATTTGGTATTTTCTATGACATTTGTTCAATGGAAGAAAAAATTTATCAATCAATGGTATAAAAATAAAAGGAAAGGATTGAAAAGTAAATAAAATCAATAACTTACAAAATGGTTGACAAATACAATAATTAATGTATAATGTCTCCTGTAGTTTGAAATTTACTCTTAATTTTAATTAAAAAGGAAATATATTATGACCACCGTAACACTTGAGCAAATGAATATTAAGGAACTGCGTGAATTCGTCAAAGTTATCAAGGCTGAAATTGTAAATCGTCGGACCGCTTTGAAAAACCAAAAGGCTGTTGAAGCTAAAGCTAAGAAAGAAAAGCGCGAAGCCCGTAAAGCGGAGCGTATTGCGAAACTTCAAGCCAAGCTGGCCAAACTTCAGGGTCCTGCTGCGGTGAAGAAAGCGATTCGTAAGCCGTCTGCTGTAAAGGTTTTGAAGCCGAACGAAAAAGGCGAATTGATTGCGGCTTAATAATATGGGGGATTAATTTCCCCCATTATTAAAATCTTATTAACATGATTAATAAAACAGAAATGATACTGCTGACGGTCGAGCAAATCGAACGGCATCGGAACGAACTAATAACGCTTCGCGGCCGTCTC